GCCGGCGCGACCCCGCTCGACACCTGGGTCCACTGGGCGATCACGCACGATGCGCGGCAGAACGCGAACAAGCCGAAGTTCTACCGGAATGGCGTCGAGGTGGCCGTCACGACGCCCGTCGCGCCCTCGGGCTCGCGCGAGGTGGCGGCGCGGCTCTGGGTCGGCGGGGACAACACGACGAGCCACACGCTCCAGGGGAAGCTCTCCGACTTCGCGATCTGGCAGGGCCGGATCCTCTCGGCGGCCGAGATCCTGTCGGTCTACCTCCGCGGTCCCGGCTCGGTGCCGCGCAACCGGTTCCTGCACTGGAGCGGGAAGTATCTGACGACGATGACGGCCGGCGTCCGCGCGCCCGATGAATCGGGGAACGGACGGCACGGGACGGTGCAGGGCTCGCTCACGGTCGAGGCGGATAGCGGCTGGCGCGGTCTGAACGTCGGCCCGCAGATGGTCAGCTAAGGAGGCCTGGGCATGTTCCGACCGAAGTTGAACCTCGTCGTCCTGGATCCTGGGTCCGGCCGCGCACGCCCCGGCGCCTGGGTCTCGATCTACTCGGCGAACACGCTCTCGCTCGCGGCCCTCTACGCGGACGACGACGTCACCGAGCTTGCGAACCCGATCCAGGCGAACCAGCTCGGCCAGGTGGTCTGCCGGGTGAACCCGGGCTTCTACGACATTGCGATGACCTGGGACGGCGGGGTGCCGACCGTCGTCGAGGACGTGCTCGCGTGGACGCCCGAGCAGACGGTCATCACGACGAAGGGCGATCTCATCGTGGGCGACGCGACCGGCACCCCGGCCCGCCTGGCGGTCGGCGAGTCGAGCCAGGTGCTCGTCGTCGTGGACGGCGTCCCGACCTGGAGCCGGCTCGGCGGCAACGTGGGCCTCCCCCACGGGGACCGCGGCGCGCTCCTGATGTACGACCCGAACGAGTGGCTCACGGTCCGGACGCCGGGTACCGAGGGCCAGATGCTCGCGATGCTCGGCGGCATCCCGACCTGGGCGACGCATCTCCCCGATCCGCCCGGCTCGCTCCTGCCGATCTCCGAGGTCGGCGATCTCGTCGCAGGCTCTGCGCTCGGCACGCCGATGAAGCTCGCCCGGGGCGCGGACGGACAGATCCTCTCGACCGATCCCGATGGCTCGGGGCTCCTCCGCTGGATCGACCCGCCGGTCCCGCCCGATCCCGGCGGCGGCGACATGGACAACCCCATGCTCGCGCTCGGCGATCTCATCATCGGGGTCGACGCCGCAGGGGCGCCCGGCCGCCTGCCGATCGGCGCGAGCGGCACCGTCCTCACGGTGGTGGGCGGGCTCCCGACCTGGACGCCGCTCCCGGTGCGGCGCGTCGTCGAGGTCTACCTCCCGCTGGAGGGCGCGCGGATGCCGGATGGCTCCGCGAACAACGCCGTCCCGACGCCGCTCGAATACGTCTCGACCGGCGTCCAGACGCCGAACACCGTGAAGGTCGTCGCCTTCGCGTTCTCGTTCCTGCCGCTCCTCCAGCAAGCGCTCCTCTGGAAGATCGCGATCCCGGCCGCCTACACGGGCGGCATCGTCACCGCCGTCGTGAAGTGGCGCGCCCCGGGGATCACCGGGCAGATGCGGATCCGCGCCGCGGTCGGCCCCGTGACGGACGCCTCGGATCCGACGACCGCCGTCTTCAACCCGCCGACGATCTCGGCGCCCACGAACCTTCCCGCGACCGCGAACCAGCTCCAGACGTTGCGAATGCCGCTCGACCAGCTCGCGAACGTCCTGGCCGGTCGCATGTGCCACGTGATGATCGGCGTCATCGAATCCGGCGCCGATCCCGGGGCCGTCATCGTCGAGCAGGCCTGGCTCGAGTTCACGCTCGATACCTGAAAGGAGACACGTCCATGGTCACGGTCTACGGCAAGATCGACTCGATCGAGGTCAACCCGCCCGAGGAGCCCGAGCCGAAGGTCGCCGGCGCCCCGGAGCTCCCGGACGAGGCCACGATCACGGTCTCGTTCGAGGAGCCCCATTCGGGCAGCTTCGTCGTGAAGGTGCCGAACGGCGCGACGGGCGGGCTCGCCGAGGGGCGCGTCCGCGTGATGATTGCGGAGGCGTAGAGTGCGCCTCCCGCTGAAGCTCGCCTACCCGACACTCCCGGGCGACGCGGACGAGATCCGCACGACGATCGCGCTCATCCGGCACGCCGTCGCGCAGAAGTTTCCGCAGGGGCTCCCGCGCGTGGAGCTCCGCGTCTGGGGAAAGCTCGAAGCGGCCCTGGAGGAGGGCCTCCCCGAGCTGGAGCTCTCGACGACCCAGTGGGCCTTCCTCCGGGACGCCGTCCACGCCGCCGCGTGGCCGGTGCCCTGGACGAAGCTCGTCCTCACCTTCCTCGACGCGCTCGACGAGATCGAGCGCCAAGCCTGAAAGCGTGGCGGTCTCACTCAAGCCGCTCGTGATTCCGCCTCGGCCGGCGGAGCTCCCCACGGCGCCCCCGCCGGCCGAGGCCGCGGCGAAGCCCGTCAAGGGCCCGCACCTCCGGAACGACGCTTTCCTCGCGCGCTGGATCGAGGACTTCGAGCGCGTGGTGAAGGACGTCTGGCTCGCGCTCCAGCAAGTGCTCGGCGGGATCGATCTCCGGTTGATCGCCCTGGAGACCCGCGTCAGCGACACCTACACCTGGGGGCAGCGCGGCTCCCTGACCGACAACGAGCCGATGGCGCTCCCGCTCCGCGTGGTGCGCCCCGAGACGATCGTCGAGTTCACGATCGCCGCCGAGAAGCCCGCGGCCGGCGCGATCACGATCGAGTTCCGGATCAACGACGCGCTCTTCCAGGCGCTCACGCTCCCGTCGAGCGCGCCCTTCGTCGCGATCCCCCTGCCCACCCCGCGGGCGGTCCTGAAGGACGACAAGCTCTCGCTCTTCGTGACGAACCCCGGCGCGGCCGAGGACGTCGTCGTCCAGGCGCGGTGCGTCTGATGGCGCTCCGGCTCCATGAGGTGGCCGAGATCGACGAGCACACGCCGCTCGATCTCTGGGGCGGGCTCGACGGGGAGCTCGGCGCCCTCTACCTGTCGACGGGCGCCCGCCAGGGCGGGTCGTCGAAGATCTTCCGCCACCGGAAGGGCTCGGGCGACGGCACCTGGCAGGAGGACCCGATCCCGGGCGGCGCCGAGACGATGAACAAGATCCGCGACGACGGCGTGCGGGTCTATGCCTTCTTCGAGACGGGCGGCCCGCAGTTCATCATCTCGCGCCCGATCGCCGAGGGCGGCACCTGGGGCGGCGAGCCGATCGACAAGGGCGAGGACTTCGTCGGGGGGCGCGGGCTCGGCATCTGGATCCCCGAGCAGGACGTCGTCATCGGCGGCTCGGACCGCTGGAACGCGACCCTCGGCCAGGGCGACGGCCAGCTCTACCGCGGCAACCACGACGCCGGCTACGCCCTTCAGCGCGGGATCGCGCCTGGGATCCTCTGGGAAGCGGAGTACGCCGAGGACGGCGCCCTCTGGGAGTTCTGGCACAAGATCGAGCCCGACGAGGACTCCGTCTCGCAAGTCTTCCGCGCCGGCGCCGAGCTCGCCTCGCCGGTTGATCACGTCTCCTGCGTCGCCGACTTCCTCGGGCAGATGTACGCCTGCGGGGACCAGAGCGGCGAGGACGCGCCCCGGAACGTCTGGCGCTACAACGACGGCTGGGAGGTCGTCCACGTCATCGAGGACTCCCTCTACGCCGACCACGTCTGCCGGATCCGGCGGAAGGCCCCGAAGCCGCCCGAGCTCTGGCTGACGGGGTTCGAGCCCTTCCGGGTCGCGCGCTCGTTCAACGGCACCGACTGGGAGTACGCGACCGGGCTCCCGGAGATCCCCACCGGCACCGACACGAACCAGCTCACGGCGGTCGGCTTCTTCGACAAGCGCGTGTGGGTCGCGACGCGCGACGCCGACCGGAACCGGATCCGCGTCTTCGTCGACGAGCTCGCGGATCTCCACGTGCAGATCATCTGATGCCGAGCGCCATCGACCCCCGCATCGTCGAAGGTCCGGGCGGCGGCCTCGTCCGGAACGCCGACCCCCGGCATGTCCCCGATCGCGCCTGGACGAACGGCCGGAACATCCGCTTCCCCACGGGCGGGACGCGCGTCCGCAAGGTCGACGGCTACGTCCGCATGGACGACCCCGGCGCGCCGGCCGAGGCCTTGCGCGCGATCTGGTGGTACGTCCCGCCCTCGGGCCAGGATCCGGTCCTGGTCCGCATCGGGCTCACCGGCGCCTGGGCGGGCTCGGGCGACACGCTCACGCAGATCGCGGCGTTCACGCCGCGGACCCTCGACGATATCGTCACGCTCGACCAGTACCGGGAAACGCTCGTCTGGTCGGACGGGATCGAGACCTACGCCTGGCCGGGCCAGGACGAGGCCGCGGTCATCGCCGATGCGCCGCCCGGGGCGCTCGTCGAGATCCACAAGGAGCACGTGCTCCTCGCGCGCCTCACGAACCAGCCCTGGCGCGTCTCCTACTCCGCGGTCGGCGCGCCCGACGACTGGACGGGGGACACCGCCGGCGACCAGGACTTCCTCGAGGACTCGACCGGCATCACCGCCGTGAAGGTGCTCGGCGATCACGCGATCATCCACAAGCCGAACCGCATCTACCGCATGATCTTCGTCGGCCCGCCCGATCAGTACATCACCGAGGGCGTGCCGGCGGATGACGGCGCGATCGCCGCGCGCGCGCCGATCTCGATCGGCTCGTACCAGTTCTACCAGGGGCGGACGAATTTCTACCGGCTGGGCTCGTTCGCGGAGCCGATCGGGGACGCGATCTGGCCCGAGGTCTCCGACGCGATCGACTGGACGCGCGCCCACCTCATCTACGCCTACCGGCGCCTCGAATGGGACGAGATCTGCTGGAAGATCCCCGCGCGCGGCGCGGCCCAGCCGAACCTCACCGCGATCTACAACTTCCGCGAGCTCACCTGGAGCCTCACGGACCACGATCCCGGGCTCTGCTTCACCGAGCTCCCGCCCGTCTCGCCCCAGCCCCCGGTCCTCGATCCCAAGGTGAGCCCGGTCCAGTCGGCCTTCGGCCAGGTCAACGGGCGGATCCAGCTCTACGGCGGCCCCGATGCGGACGGGACGCCGATCTTCGCCTGGGTCGAGTCGCGCCACTTCACCGATGGGCTCCTCCCGGCGAAGATCCTCGCGGTCCCGCTCTTCGCGAAGGGGACGGGCGTCCTCCGCGTCTCGGTGCGCGCGGGCATGGACCCGCGGCAGCCCATGCCGCCCTGGCCCGGAATCCGCGAGCTCCCGCTCGACAGCCCACGCTACCGGCCCTGGGTCGATGTGCGGGAGTACGGCCGGCTCTGGCAAGTCAGACTCGAATCGAACCAGCTCGGCGACGAGTGGGAGGTCTCGGCCTACGGCGCCGCCGTGATCTCGGGCGGGTACGCGCGATGAGTGAGACGAACGGGACGGCGACCCTCGCGGACTCCCGGCTGGCGATCCTCCCCTCGGGCGTCCGCATCGTGCGCCTCGGGCCCGGGGACGAGGGCTGGCTGGAGGAGTACCAGCGGATCCTCCTGATCGCGGCCGGCGACTTCCTCGTGCGGTCCGGGACGCTCGGCACGCCCGAGGGCGTCGTCGCGCGCCTCCGGCTCGGGGTGGGCGATCCGTCCCAGGCGGTCTGGCTCGTGCTCGATCCGAGCTACCGGCTGATCGGCTTCAGCCTCCTCGCGCTCTCGTGTCCCTTCGGGGGGCCGCTCGTCTCGGGCACCCTCGCCGTCTACCTCTACCCGCGCAAGCGCCACGCGCGCGTCTTCCCGGAGCTCGTCCGCCGCATGGTGGCCTGGTCCCGGGAGCAGGGCGCCGAGCACTGCTACTTCGACTCGCGCCGGCACCGCCCGCGTGCCTGGAGACGCATCGGCGCGCGGGCGATCTCGACGAACTACGAAGTCGACGTGAAGGAGGCCCACTGATGGGCAAGGACTGGGGCGATATCGGGCAGAACTTCCTCGGGCCCTTCGCCTCGCGCACGCCGCGCCAGGATCCGCGCGAGTACACGATGACGGACCCGTTCCAGAACCTGAAGCCGCAACAGCAAGTCACCGAGAATCTGCTCAAGGGGAACCTTGGCGCGGCGAGTGGCGCCGTGTCGAACCCCTACGTCGGTCCGCGCCCTGAGCAGACCCGCGCGATCGCGTCGATGGAGGACTACCGCCGGCAGGCCGACCCGCTCTACTCGACCAGCATCGGCACGCTCCGGGACACCGCCGGCGGGAAGTACCTCGACGTGGCCGGGCAGCAAGGATTCCAGGATCTCTCGCGCACGCGCCAGGATCTCGCCCAGTCGATGTTCCAGGACGCAATGAACGACGTGAACGCGCGCGCGGCCGCCCGGGGGAACTACGGTTCCTCCGCGCGCGAGGCGCAGCTCGGGCGCCAGGCGGGGCGCCTGAGCACGGAGGCCGCGCACGATATCGCCCAGGCCGGGTGGACGCAGTACGGGGCGGAGCGGGGCTTTCAGCAAGACGCCTCGAAGTACGGGACGCAGCTCTCCCCCGGCCTCGCGGGGCAGGTGTTCGGCGCCGGCGAGCAGCTCCGGTCCGCGGAGCAGGCCGGGAACACCGCCGAGCTCCAGGCGCGCCTTCAGGCCGCCGGGCTCGACCAGGGCGCGATCCAGAACATCCTCCGCTACATGCAGATCGCCTCGGGCCAGGCGATGGGCTCCGTCGTGAGCGGCTCGCCCCTCGACACGAACCTGAAGAAGCTCCAGACGGAGGCCGGCGCGTTCAGCAACGTCATGGGCGGCATGGGGAGCATGTAGAGGGCAGCGATGGCGAACCTCGATATCTTCACCGACGAGCCCTACGGGCGCGGCTTTCTCGGGATGCAGTCGTACGGCGAGAAGGCGCGCCGGAACCTCATCCGCGAACAGGCGCGCGCGCGGATTCAGGCTGGGGAAGACCCGGGCACGGTGCTCAACGAGGTCGGCCCTCAGCTCTATGGGCTCGACTACAAGCCCGTGCAGACGTCGACCGAGCGCGAGATGCGCGCCCGCTCGATCCTGAACCAGCCGGTCACGACGACCGAGCCGACCGGGCGCTATCACGTCGGGCCGTCCCTCGGGGAGACCGTGTTCCAGAACGCCGCGCCCGCCGGCCCCGAGCCGCAGCCGGTGGAACCGCCGCCCACCCGGCCCCTCCAGCCCGGCGGCCCCGCCTGGCCCTATGAGCCCGGCGCCAACAGCCGCGTGCTCCGTCCGCCCGAGGGGCCGACCGGCCCGGATGAGCGCGAGCCGGCCGCGCCGCCGCCGGAGCTCCCGGCGCCGCGCGAGTTTGCCGAGCCCACGTTCCGCCGCGAGCCGATCGAGCGGCGCGAGGTGATCGCGCCCGAGACCGAGACCACCACGCGGCGTCGCACGCTCTCGGAGGCCTTCAACGAGACGACGGACCCGGAAGGCTACCGGGCGCTTCGACTCTACGGCCCGGGGCTCGACCAGGAGCGCGCCTTCGACATGCTCCAGCAAGGCCTCGACTCCGGGCAGCCCCTCGACAAGGGCCTCGTGCAGACGCTGCCGACCATGCTCCGCGGCTCGAAGTCGAGCGAGTGGGATTCCCTGATCAAGGCGGTCCAGGCCTCGCAGACGGGCGACTACTCGGCGCTCGCCCTGGATCTCGAAGCGAAGGGCGACTACCTCGGCGCCGCGCTTGCGCGCGCGGGGAACACGCGCCTCCTGATCCAGCACCTCGCGAACCGGGGCAAGGAGAGCGTTGCCAACATCACCCAGACCGGCGCGACCGCGCGCACGGCGATGACGCAGGACGCGCTCATGCAGCGGCTGGAGGTGCGCGCCCAGCTCGAGCGAGATCTCCAGCGCGAGCGCAGCCAGACGTCGCGCGCGGTCGCGCAGATCCAGGCCGCTGCCCGCGCCGGCCGCGCGGCCCAGCTCGGGCCGGTCCTCCAGAGCTTCTCCAGGCAGCGGGACTCCCTCCGGAAGCTGATCCAGGCCGAGCAGGAGCTCCGCTCGAACGCCGCCCTCATCAACCAGCCGACCGCGCCCCACGACGCGCGGTTGCAGCAGTACGAGGCCCAGCTCCAGCGCCTGGACGACGACGAGATGCGCGTGCGCGAGCTCGCGATCCAGAGCCGTGGCGCGCCCGGCGGCGCGCCGGCCGAGCCCGGGGCCGAGCCGGGCGCCGGCGAACCGGGCGCGCTCCCGCCCCCGCAACGCATGCCCCTGCCCACACCGCCGGCGCCCGCGCCCGGGGCGGTGCCGGGGGCCACGCCGGGCGGGGAGGCCCTGCCCCAGCCGCGGTCATTCCAGGAGACCCCGCCCGCGCCCCCGGCCGGGCCGCCCGGCGCCGCCGCGCCCCAGGGGACGGGCCTCACGCCCCAGGCGCTCCAGGCCACCGAACAGCGGCGCAAGCGCGCCCAGCGCCTGAACGAGCTCGCCCGCGCGCGCTTCGGGCGCGACGCGAACCGGCTCCAGCCGTCCGAGGCCCAGGAGATCATCCGCCTCTACAACCAGCGGTATCCGGGAGGTTAGGTGGGCCTCACCTACGACGATTTCACCGATCTGTTCGGGCGCCCCGAGGACCAGACTCCCGAGGACGAGCTCGACCAGGAGGACGCGCCCGAGGAGCCCGCGGCGACGCCAGGGGTAGTCCAGACCCCGAAATCGACCCCCTCGACGACCCCTGGCGGCACGGTGCCGCCCCCGCCCCCGCGCCCCGCCGGCCCGAAGCCCCTCACGATGGCCGACTTCGAGGAGGCGATCGGCCCGCTCCAGCCGGCGCCGATCATGCCGAACCTCGGCGAGGCGGCGCGCGGGATCGGACGGGTCGCGCGGCAATTCAGCCTGGGCCAGGCCCCGGAGCCCCGCCCCGCGCCCCCGGCGCCGCCGCAGGAGGAGCCCGGCTGGGCGAGCCGCCTCATCGAGGGCTTGGGGAAGCTCTCGATCTTCCAGACGCCCGAGCCGGTCCCG